AATGTAAAGGTAAAAAATTTCTCGCACTCCCAAAATTCCCCCAAATACCATACCTCTCTACCATAAAAATAAATTGCTAATTTAGCTACTTTTTTCTATCAAAGTATATACAAACTATCAATAACATGTTATACTAGTTATAGAAAGTTAAATAACAAACACACGGAGGTAACACATTATGACAAACTCAAACGAACAACTATTAAAGTATTACACAATGTTAGCTATCGACACTAGAAAGGACTCGATTGTTGTCACATTACCATTGCAACAACAAAGAGAAATAGCAATGAAATTATGCGAATCAAACAACCGCATCAGTAAGGACAACGGACTTGACTACATGAGATTTATCATAGAAGAAAAGGTTATAAGACCGTCAGGTTGTTGTACAACAATAACGCAAATTAACTACTACGACGAACAAGGTAACGAGACTATGCTATTTGAAGGAGGACAAAACTAATGGAAAACAAAACGACTGTTATCGACATTAAAAGAACAAATGATTACGTCATTTATGAAGCAACATCATATGATTTTATGGAAGACAAAGTAGTTAGCTCTATCAGAATGGTTTTACTTGAGGATGAGCTAATAACAAAATTCAACATGAGATCTGTTTTACCTGATTTTTACACACCAAGCATTTTCGCATTTCTTGCAGAACTAGAAAAGCAAGAACCCACATTACACGCTATGGTAAAAAACGATTTAAGGATGATGACAATATGATAGCACTACTATTTTGCGTCGTGATAGTCCTTGTAATGGTAATCGCAATTGCTTCATCATTTGGGGGACAGGATGAAAAACCTGCTCCTTCATTAGCAACACAAAGTCTACACATTGAGATCAACCGTTTAAATCGTGAAATTGAACAACGCAAGGAAACACTTAAAAACTTAACAATTGATGAAGTCACACAGTTAACACCTATTGTCAATGAAGCATTAGACATTTATGACAGGTTTAACATCAAGATACCAAAGGACATATTAGAAGACACAATGTACCAACAGTTTGAGACAGTAAAAGAAGTCATTGAATATATTGAATCACAAAGACAACACTGGTCTTATGAAAATAGAAAAAGACTTCCAAAAGGAGCGTATCAAAAATGAACTACACTAAAGATTATCAACTAATTGCATTAGAAGTCATATCAGGGAAACAAAGAGTGGTAGGAGAATATTTATCATCAACATATGCAATTTTACATGCTGAATACCACAACAAACAACACTTAAAAGATGATGCGCCTATGTTTGAAGTTTATGTGGTATACTCAAAGAAAGGCAGAACATTCAGCACTATTGATCCTTACTTTGGACATAAGTCACGAGTCCAGAAGATAGACGCATATTTAATGAAAATAGAATTTTGTCAAGAAGAATACAGACAGCACCCGCAACTAGGTTCTATCGACTATGATAACTTTAAGTTTGTGAGAGGGGAGAACCTTGCATGAATTATATTCAATTAAACATGGTATTAGAATTTATGGTCTTACACGGTATCATAGACCATAACCAATATACACAATTACTAGAAAAGTCACTACCTTATCTTAGGTAATGACTTTTTTATTTAGAATACATTTAATTTTTTAAACATTTCATATCCAATTTTACGAACCAATATACTATCGAATCGCAAGTATGAATGTTTGAATGCCTGAACCGTTTTAAATAACTCAAAATGATTCTTATAGTTGTCAATTAAGAAACGGTTAATGTTATGGTCATCATCAGTTAAAGCATAAACTTTTTTCGTGTTTGGGTCGTGCGCCTGACTCATATAATATAAACCCGCAACAGGGTCACACCATATACCAAATGTAAAACCCTCAAACACAATAGAACAAAGGAATTTAGCGTATTTACTTCGTTTTTCAACGAACGTATATGAATCATTCATAAACTTGTTGTTTAAGTCCATTTCACCATAGTTTGTACCCTGAATAAGAGTACCAAATTTAGTTTCTTCTTTATGAGCTGAAAATTCCTTTGAATCAGGTATTTCAACTACCATACTTTGGTATGCGTTATATCTCTTTTTAATGTCAGGGACAATATCAAAATACAAGAAGTAAGGGTTAACCATTGTAGTAGCATTTGAAGCCATTAAATACCTAACATTGTTTCTATCACGGAAAACAGTTCTACCTATGTTAAGCAATGCTTCTACTTCATTGTCTATATATCTACTATTATCTTTCTCTCTTAGAAACTCATCAAAGAATATAGTTCTAACGTTAGGATAATCGACACCTTTTTCACTTTGCCATGCGCTTAATGGAATAGCATACCCTGCTTTTTTACCGTCTATCCAAAACTCTCTGCCTTTTACTTCAAATTTGTGGTCTGGGAACTCTTTAGCAACAGCGTCAAAGAATTGACCAACTTTCTTTAATTCTCCTTTATATCTTCGTAAGTAGATAAATTGATGATCTTTTTCTATATATTCTTTTATAATTTGTTTTTTAATGCCGTATGTTTTACCGATAGAACGACCACCCACGACCATGTTCATTACACGGTCGTAGGATAGAAGTCTATCAGGTTTCCAGTAGACTTTTTTAGCCACTACTTTTCACCTCTTTTAATTTTTAGTACCTTTCCTGCCCTGATAAGAGAAGCATTTTTAATGTTGTTTCTTTTTTGGATAGCATTTACAGTTGTTTTATGGTTTTTAGCAATGCTGTATAATGTATCACCTGTTTTAATTTTATAGTTTTCAATACTAGTTTTCTTCTTTAGAGACAAGAATTCTACAATAGCATCTATATGAGCCTTTGCAACTAATTGTAGATATTTGTCATCTAACAATAGTTTTCTCTCGTATTCGTTTGATACAAATAAGTTTTCTGTTAATACGGCAGGCATTTTAGTAGCTCTTAAGACTTGCACATCTTGTTCTTTAATTCCTCTATCTTTTTTACCATATGCCTTGTTAACAGTAGATAAGTGTTTATGAAAAATCGCACCTTGTCGACTTCTTCCAAGACCTAAATAAACTAGTGTCTCATATCCATTAGCTGTTTTATTAGTAGCAGAATTAACATGAACACTTACAAATAAATCTGTTTTATTGCGGTTAGCTATCTCAACTCTTTCACTTAATGAAGGATATGTGTCTGAAGACCTAGTATAAATCGCTTTTACATCATAATTAACTAACTCGCCTTCAATCAACTTTACAATTTTTAATGTAATATCTTTTTCACGCACTCCACCTGCTGAAGCACCTGAATCTATACCACCATGACCAGCGTCAATAACTACTTTTTTCATTTTTTAGTACCTCCCTTTGTGATAGCTGTTAAAAAGTCTATAAAACTAGAACCATCTTTACCGTCTTTTGTTAACCCTAGATGACTGAATATACTATTAAATTCACTGAAAATATATGCTGTTAGAAAAGCTATCAATGCAGGAACTCCTACATCATAAGGAACTAACACAGTCATAGGAATGAATAGACATATTACAACGAATCTACCCATCTTTTGAACTATACCGTTTAAAGCAATACCTGACTTAAATTCTACCTCTTTATTAAATTTTGCATTAACCCATCCTAATGTCATGTCTAGTATATTTGCCACTAAAATTATCCCTAATTGAATACCAATAATCCCATCTTGACTAGACGCTAATCTGTTTAACCACTCGAACATAATGCTCATTCCTTTCTACCTCCATCCATTAAGGGCGTTAGACAGTAACAGATGAATAATATCTTTTTTATTATTTTTATCATCTCCACCACCCCCGCCGTCATTGTCACAATCTTCATAGTTGCTAGTTTTCCAAGGGTATCCAAAACCATTCGCTATTTCTACATTGTTTACCGCAAATACGTCATATATGTGTAGTGGATTTGTTCTAGTAAATTCCGTTCCTTCCCATACGTCTAAATGATAGTGCTCTCCTGAGCTGTTGCCACTATTGCCTGTATGTCCCATGAGTTGACCTTTTAATAGTTTATCTCCTACGTTGTACATGAGATTATCGTCATGTATATTTCTCCAAACAATTTCCCTCATTTTACCGTCAGCACACATAACTTGTCCGATAGATTTATAAGTTAATATAGCTTCACTATCATTACGACCTATACACTCACAGTAACAAGGGGCGTAATATGGATAATGATGGCTTTTACCTACAAAGTCTATTGCTAATGTTCCACTGTGCGAGAAACTACCGCCTTCCCCTTGTGTTACATATAGATAATCCATAGGGAACTGTGCTAATTGCACGCACACACCTTCACCATCTAAATTGTCGTACCAATACCTAGCCTGTATAGCTCTTATTGGTTGGTTGGGTTCGGCAGGTCTTTCATAATGTTTTATGAATAATTCGGCGCATTCTTCTGGTGAGCTAGTAAGCCTTGTAAATTGCTTAAAAGTCATTGTCGGATGAATCCACTGTATGTTATTCTTAACTTCATACAGTATTCTTTCTAGGTTTGAATCCATTTCTTTATACGGTAAATTTCTAGCTTTTGCCCAATTTATATATTTTGTAGCAGGTGTCCATTGCACTAGACCAAAACCAAGATTCATATTACCTTCATCTAAATTCTGCCAAATTCCGGGGTTTATAGTGCTTTCAGTTTGCATATTACCAAGCATTCCTGCTATGGATTCTTTTGACCATCCTTTTTGTAAAAGATACCCCATGATGTAACTAGCGTTTATGGTCATTTCTTCCATGTTCAGGAATGCATTTTTTGATATAGTCATCTTAAAATAAAACCGTTACTTGTTAATGTATTAGGGTCTCTATTCATTGTGCCTGTAGCATCAACACATGAAATTTGAGCACCGTTATAAACAGCATAACCCCATTCACTAGCACCTGTGGCATTAGATGAATATGCTTTAATCTCCCCGCCTTGTGTTGCTTCCATTGCTCTTTGACCTGCTCTAAGAGCTTCGGCATAAGACATGTCAATTATGGAAGCTGTAGCAAGCGCACCCCTTACACCACAATCATTAGCTTTACCACGATTTAATACAATGCGACTACCTCTCGTGGCTTCTACACCATGTTGGGTTGCATTAGAAACGTTGGCTTCATTCGCAAATACGTCGCCTGCATAAGCTAGGATACCGTTACGTCCTGCACCTGTTAAAATAGCTTGGTGTGCGTTAATTGTAGAACCATGTGTACAATGTAGTGCATCATTTTGGGCGTTTTTTGCAGAACCCTGAATGAAGTTTACTGTACTGGCGTTACCTGCCGTTACGGCGTTTGTTCCAGAATCATCAGCCGTCGCACCGTATGCATCAACCTGTGAAGCACGGTTTGCATAAATTCCACCGTTTTTTCCTGACGTTTTAGCGTATTCGATATTAGCTGACGAACCTCTTGTCACTACAATACCAGAAGCTCCACCTCTAAGCATTGAAGCATATCTTGCATCTAAAGCACCGCCTGCATAAACTGTCACACAATCATCTAAAGCATCATCAAAAATTCCACGTCTCGCAGAAGCCTGTGAACCTGATGTAACTAAAATGTTATGGTGACCGCAATTTGTTGCGGTGGCTGAATTCAATTGTGCTGAACTACCTTGCGATATATTAAACCCTACGTCTCCACATCTGTTAGCTGTTGCGTATGTTGCTGATAGTGTACTATTCCAGATTCGGAATCCGTCGCCCCTAGTTGGAATAGAACCACCTTCGACAACTTGTGATCTGTTACCTGAATTGTCGACCGTACCACCGTGAGCGACAACAGATGAACCATTAACAGCAGAAACACCAATGAATGAAGCATTAACAAAACCTGAACCAGATAGAATTCTTACATCAGAATTATCTAAGTGTGCACCACATGCGTTTATTTTATCTCCACAGTTACACAAATCGAATATAGTTCCAATGTTCGGTAAAGAACCATTCTTACAGTAGAAAATAGGTGTGACCGTATATTCAGGGTCAATTTTAACTTCTACATCTTGGGTTAAATATCTAGTATCAACATTTACCCTTTCATCTTCTGAAACAATAGTGACGTATGAAAGGTTCAACCCTTCTAAAAATACTTGTTCTTTTAATTCGTGATCTTTTAGTATTTTCCATGTAATTTGTCCACGGTTGGCAACAATTTTTTCGCTTAAAGCATCAACAGCTTTATTTAATGTTGGGTAGTCTCCACCTTCTCCGATTGTGTAGGTAGTAGATTCACGAATGAATAAAGCATCAATAGCTTCATTGATTTGCTTGGTGATTGTATCCATTAAGTCGGATAGTTTTTGCTCTAATTCTACTTTTGTTACATAATCTTTTAAAGCACCTTTTAATAATTCTTCAATAGTTCCGTCTTGTAACCATTTTGTTAGAATATCCTCAACGATTTTTTTCATGCCGTCTTCTAACCATTTAACTAGTTCGTTCCACTTATCAACAATATCCTTAAAAATATCGTCAATATATTTCAAATGGTAGATTATAGCATTTACTTTTTCCAACATTGTCAAACTACCATCATTTGCCGTTGGTAAATAATAAGGGTACGGCTGTATATCTAACAGTGGTGTTTGGTAGTTTACAGGTGATAGTCTTTCCGTCATTTATAACCCTCCTTAATAGATCATTAGAAATAGTTCTTTCATTTCGTCAAAGATCATACGTTCAATCCTTAGCAATGTACCACGGTATTTTTCTAACATTTCGCTATATGTTTCCGTGCCTGTTTTACCAAATTCATGAAATATATAATCTTCTACATTGTTGATAGAACTATTAAATTTGTCTTTTGTGTTAGCTGTGCTTTTTTGATCTGTTTTACCTACGGCATCTGTTTGAGTTTTACCAATGTCAGAACCTGTTATATCACTAGTTCTATTAGAATCACGCTTTTTATTTGCTGTGTTCTCTTTGATGTTAGAAGCGTAAGGTAAAGCACCTTCACCGTCATTAAGTGTTAATGTAAGACGGTTATCAGGCATATTTGAGTCTAAGGCTCTATTAAAATCGTCATCCGATTGATTAGCCTTATCTACTTGTCTATTAGTCTGGTCAGAACGAGAATCTCCTTTGACATTACTAGTTCTATCAGTTTCGGAATTTAAAGAACTATCTATATTTCTTGTGTCATCTTGTTCTTTATTATTCTTTTTATTATAGTCTCGAGTAATGTCAACATTTTTCAACGGGTCAAACTCGATTAATTCTGATTCAAACATCTTAGACCAATAACCCATATTTACCCTTAACCAAGTTTCAAGATGAAAGAAAAATTGTGCTTCTGTTTCGTAACCTATTTCATTAAAATAAAATGTTCTAATAAAATTAGTTTCAAAAACAGATCGGTAATTTTCGTCAAAAAAAGGGTATTTAAAGTTGAAAATTTTCTTTCTACCAATTTCTATTTTGTCAGACTGTGAAACATCTTCCATATGTTGACTATGCATTTCAACAAGGTGTCTAAGTTCTGTTGTTCTACTCGACATTTTTAGCCACCTCACCTCTAAGCATAGACTTCATATCATCAAAAACTTCTTGACGTATTTCCACATCTACATTTAAACCGTATAATTCGTTAATATTTGCACACGCTTCTTTTCTAGCTTTTAACATAACATTTCCACTTGCTTCTATTTGTTCGTTATTGCTGTGCACTTCTGCTGTGTTTAATCTTTCTTTTTTCTCTGTATTAGCTGTGTTATAACCTAGATACATCATAGCTTCACGCCATAATGCCATAAATTCTATGTCTATTTTATCTACTACATAAGGAGCGTTTGTGTTAAAAACTTCCATGTCTTTTAACGAAAGTTTTTTGTCTACCATTATAGCAGGGGCGTTTCCTTCCATTTCATCAAAAATGTTTAACCATGTTAATTTATCTACTTGACCATTTACAGCGATAAAAACAGGTGTTTTTTGAGCTTTAAGATTGACACTTTTAATTTGTTTAGTATTAGCTAATTCTTGTGCGAACATTCTCAATGAAGGGTAAGTAGGTTGTAAAACGTCGTTATTTGTAATTACTACACACGCATTATTTGGTTTAATATCTGAATAACGATAGATAGGAAATGTACCCCTATACCTGCCAGATACAGCATGAAAATGTGTAGGCATTAAGTAGTGATTTAATGTACCAGACATAGAGCCTTGACTTACGATATAGCCTAGATTTTTGTCCTTAACAAAGCACACATAACCGTAACCGTGTAGAGACATTTCTAAATATCTAGGGTCTACAGATACAGGTAGGTTTTTCCATTCAAACATTTGCAAAGCAATATTTTTTAAATATCTATTATAATGTGTAAACCAATCTACACCTCTTTGGCGTGTAACTTCATTAATACTTTTAAATGAATTTTTACCTTTTTTGCGTCTAGTCATTTTATATCACCTCATTTCCTAAACTATAGTTTTGAATGTCATTAGTGTGCCATAATGTGACGCCGTTGTTGAATATGTTTCTTAGCTCCTGTAAAGACTCGTTAGGTATAGAACATTGTAAATTACATTCTTTTGTTTCTACATAATTCCAACTTCTGCGAGTTTTAATATTCGGTTTCTTTACTTCATTCACTTTATATCCAAACATTTTAAAATAGTCTGTGAGGGTTTTTTTATACTCTCCTTTAATTTGTTTGATAGTGAACATCATGCCATTATACCCGTTACCTACTTCATAAGCTGTATTAGCTCCTTGCTTTGACAAATTAGGAGGAACATTACTTATGTCTTTTAAATTAGACATCATACCATTAAGCTGTAGAGCTGTATTACCCAGTCCTTGAATGGTGGAAACACCTGCTTGCATAGCTCCTTGTGGTGAACCAAGTGGAGAAGTTAAAGCGCCTGTAGTTGCACTTGCGCCAGTTACGGCGTTTACTAATCCGTTGAACAATAAGCTATTAGCTTGGTTCATCATACTGTTTCTATTACCCTGTAGATAACTAGATAAATAGTCATTTAGAATAGGTACGTCAGTAGGATTGTTGTTTATTAAGGCGTATTCATTTGATAGTTTCATTCTATCGAAAGCACCGCCGTTATTATAATCAACTATTCCTAAACTTGTTTTATTAGACAGTCCTAAACTACCTTTTAACTGAAATTCTAGTGTTTTACTGTTAATGTATTCCAGTTTAAATTCAGCTCTGTTACCTTTGAAGTCATCAACAACTAAAACAGTGTAAGGATGCATAAGCAACTTGCTTTCATCAGGTTTAGACACTAAGGAATATTTGTCATCCGTTATTTTTTCATTTAGATATTCAAAACTTTCAATATGTTCTACATTGATAACACTTATTTCCGTTGTTCCTTGACCTATATCAACAACACTGAATTTATATTTATCGCTATCAGGTAAAACAATCATTTCTACAGCTTCTGGGGCAGGTCTTGTGACAGTAAAATCAACTCCAAAATACTCGGTAACATAACAACTGACTACATTATTAACGTAATCTTCTGTTTTATATAATTCGTTTAAAGCTGTAATGGCTGTAGTTAAAGGTAAGTTCTCGCCTTCATTGTCATTGTCTTTCACTGTAAATGCAGAATTATCGTCCCTGAAAGGAATAAGATAGTATGATAAGGGTTGGGGCGTTCCAATAATGGAAGCCTTCACCTTATCTTCATCAGAAGTTTTATCAATTCTGTTTTTAGTGATAAAGACAAGCCACTTTACAGCATTTTTTGGTTTGTATTCATAAGACCATACATTTTCGTATTCAGAACCGTAATTTAGATTTTCAGGTTGTGTATTCACAACAGGCTGACCATTCTCATATAATTTACAATGCTCTCTTACGACAAATGTATCATTAAAGGTTGAGTCTAAAAAATATGTTTGAAACACATCTAACTTAAAAATAATGTATGTGACGGCTTCATTTTCATATCTTAAAGACTCTACAAAACAGTGATAAATTTTATCGCTGTATTTGTTTTGAAAACGGATGTATGTTGCTTCTCTAATCTGATCAATATGAGCTTCAATTCTTACTTCTACAGAATTATTGTCAACAGGTTGAAAGTTTAAATCAGTCGTAGAAGCTAACACACGTTTTCCGTTAAAATATTCATTCTGTTGCGTTCTACTTGTAAAGTGTCTAACGTGTTTATAGTCACTTTTAAAAGGTACATCTGCTAACAGTTTGAAAGTGGTTGCTGAAAGTGGTGGCATTGCCATTTTTTACATCATCCCTTGTGCCCTCATAACAGCTAACAATCCATTAAATTGTGTTATAACTTGGGCTAAAGTTGCACTACCTGATATGTCACCAACAGCTTGGAGTTTTTTAAGTCCTCCTATTGTGCTAGTTGTTGCGACAGGTAGTGTATAAGGTGTACCTGCACCAATCGCCGATCTTGCGTTGGCTTGACTTGTTGCTGTTGTTAAATTGGTTCCGACTGTTGTAAACCCTAGTATAGACCTTACTTCGTCTTGTGTATCAGATGTAGCGATCTCATAACCTACTCCATCTAATCCGTCAATAGTGTCAACGGTCACAGGCTGTACAAATTGTCCTATGACATAGTTATTATATGAACCTTTTTTACTAGATTCTAATACATAACCCATGTTTTCACTGTTTGTACCTTTTACAAGTAAACCTGTGGAGTCTGTTTTAACGGGCGAACCTGCTTCTAAATCTTCATTTGTTTTCACACGCCAGTAAGGTAGTTGCAATAAGTTAATTGTGATTTCTTTACCTTCGGTTAATCTTCTGGTCGTAAAATAGTCAGGCTTTTCACCTCTAGCAAGAGTAACAGTCAATTTTCCGTCAATAGACGAATGGCGAACAAGTGAACCGGCGGGAATGTTTTCACCTGCTACACCTTGGAAAATAGTCATTAAGACATTACGTCAGCTTGGAATGATCTTACAATGATGACTTCACCGATACCCACCTGTGTTTTATCGGTTGTTCCGTCAGTGTCTTTGTAAGTGACAGTAGCCTTAACTGTTACTTGACCTTCTTGATTTGCCCCGACTGTTAGAACTCCTTTTTGATTAATTTCTGTGCCCTCGTCAAGCTCAACGCCCGCAGGAGTTTCTACAGACCATACAGGAGTGTATGTCTTATCGTCAGTAGTTCTAACATGAGCTGTAAAGTTTACCTTAGCGTTTTGTTTAGCTTCAGAAAGGGGAGGATCAACAATGACTTGCGTTACGGCATCAACGTCGCCAGAAACGAAAGCAACAGCGTTATGAAAACGTGACATACTCATAAGTTGCCAAACATGAAAGAAATAGTTCCAGTAAAGTCCTTTAGGGTTATAAGTAGAAACCATTTTCTGTACTTGGTCGTAAATCATAAAAATGTTTGCGTCGACAAGAACTGCCTGAATATCGACTACACCAAATTTGTCGATAGAAGTTACACTACCTAAAAAGTCTGTTTTGTTCATGTTAAATGCAGAAGCAAGAACATTAACATCCATTTTAGCTCTAAGTTTGTTAGTAATAATTAAATGTAAATCATCTGGATTAGTTCTAGTGTGAACACTCATTGCGTTGTATTCTCTAGAACCAGAAGAAAGAGTCATGTTCAATGAATGCTCTCTTGTTAATTCTACGAACTTTTTAAGGTTTGCTTCTGTGTCTAATGGAGGAACTTTGACAACTTTAAACAAACCTTTAGAATAATAATTGTCAATAAGTAGTTTCATGTACAAGAATTCTTGAACTTCTGAACTGTTATAAATTGAGTTAATAATTTGAGATAAGAAAGAATCAAATTGAGCGCCATTGGTGAAGGCAGCTAATAAACTTTCTTCCTGAATTGTTTGTTCAAAGCGCCCTTTTCGGTTAACTTCATGGAACAATGTTTTCACGTCAGGAATATTACGTTTAAACAAGGTTGTTTCTGCTTCTTCTGGGTCATACTCATGTTCTTTCGTAATATCAACAAAAGACTCTTCGATTTTACGTCCGTAAGGCATAGCACCTGTTTTAAATTTTCCAAGAGGGTTAATAAGAAATGTTTCTCTTAAAATCTGGAAGGCAATACGATCTACTAAAGCCGTAACAAATTCGTTTTGTAGTGTTTGAGAGTTTTGCAATCCTGCTCCGAAACGTGCAATGTTTTCAGCGTTTACAGAATCTTTATAATATTCTTTTAATTTTGGTGACTCGTTCTTAATAGCGTTAATAATGTCAAACGTATCAGCACCGAACGTTTCTTTAAATTGTGTTAAGGCACTCCTAGAAATAGCCAAGTTTTATCATTCCTTTTCTGGTTTTTTGAACAGATCATTAATCTTGATTTCTTTATGTCTGTCTGTTTCTTCTTGTTGTTTTTTTAGTTCTGGGTCTGCTTCAATTCCTTGTTGTCTGAACAATCTACTATTAGTAGTTGTTAAATCGAGATTGTCTTTTCGTAAAAGCTCTAATTCTTCTGTAGTTTTAGAAATAGTTTCAACAACTTCCCCATGATCAGCACGGATGTTTTGCAAAATCTCATATTTGCGTTCTTCCGTGAGATCATTACTTGTTAATTCGACAAGTAATTGTTCGTGTTCTTCACGAGTGTATGCCATTGTTTGTCACCTCCTGTCGCATCTATAAGACAATTATACCAATGAAGGTAGATTTTTGACACCATTATAATAGGAAATAACTAGTCAAAATAAAAAATTTTGCGGTTTTTTGCACTTTTTTGTTGATTTTCCGTTTTCGGTAGTGTATTCTATTAATAGGGCAAGCGAGACACCCTAAAATACGAGATTCCGAGAGGTGGAAAAAAGAAATGGCAAAATTTATTACAAGACAAATCACGCAAACAAAGGTACAAGCTCACATTGTTACAATGGACGAAAACGGAAACATGGTGGCTGAACCAATCGAACCAATCGTACTAGAAGGCAATGTATCTGCCGACAAAGCACAGCAAAAACTTAATCAAATTCGTAAAGGTCAAGCGCCCGCAACTGTTAGCAAAGTAGAACCTACTACAGAACATTTCCGAATGGAAACACTAAAATTTGCGGAACTAGCTGAAAAGATTGACCAATCGCAAGTAGAATCACAAGAATTTTAAAAGATACTGACCCTATCTTTAAACGATATCTAAAAATAAATTAGCTTAATTATGGCGGTTAAGCTACTGAATTAAAACTATAAAACTTATAAAGGTGGAAACCAAAAATGGCAAAAGAAAATAAAAACGAAATCGTTAACCCAGAAGAAGTAGAACAATTGAATGTACAAACTATCGTCGAAGAAGACGATAAATACATCATTTACAAAGACGAGAATGGAAAATTCAAACGTAAGAAAAAATATAATCAATACTTCTCTTTTGAGCCGAAAGATCGTCAAGAAAAAATTGAGTTATTCAACTTAATGGACGGTGAGGATTCAGATCGTGAGGATGTAAAGTCTATGAACGATTCTGAAAATGCTGTAATTGAAGTGTCGAGAGTCATTTTTAATCCTTATGACAAGATCAATGAAGATACGGGATTTAGGGAGTTCGGTGTAATCACTTATCTGTTTGATGACACACAAAATCTTGTGTACGTTACATCATCTAAATCAGCTAACCATACATTGAATGAATTCTTCCAAAAGTTTGAATATCCTCATGAAGAAGGTTATGTGCCTGTAAAAGTTCAGGTTAAAAAGAAACCTGCACCTAATGGAACAGGTAAGCAAGTGATCCTTAAAATTGTAGGTTAATAAGGAGGTTATGGAAATGCCCGCCACTAGAGACGGCGTATACCATAACTTGAAGGAAAGTGAATACACGGCATCTTGTGAAGGTGTCGTGTTCTTTTTTTCAAGAAAGCTATATCAACAAAAATTTCTATCTAAATATGAAGAAAATAGACAAAAGTTTTATAAGTCTCTAAAACGTTTTGCTGATGAAACTATGTATAACTTTGATATGTTTATTGATCTTCATTTTTATAAAGAAATAGAAAAGAACGGATTCTATGTAGAATTTAAAGGCGGTGAAGTAACATGCCTAGAAATGGAGACAATGATTTTAAGAAATCTGACAAAGACGAATTCAAACGTCTGGTCAGGAACGTAAAATCTAAACTCGGAAGGATAAAAAAAGCTCATGGCATTGATTTAACAAATAAAGTTTCTATTCCTAAATTCTCCGAATTCCCTGATAGGGAAAGTTTTGAATTTTGGAAGTCTGAAATGAAAGATATTACAAGACGGGATAACAAAAAATTTAAGTTTAGAACAAATCAATACGGGTTAACGATATCTGAAATAGATGTTCAGAACATTGAAAATATGATAAATAAATATAATAAAAAAGTAGAAGAAGTTATGTCTAAGTTAAACAAAAAAGAAACGATTGAACGTGGAATAAAGACAGGTCAAACAGCAGAAGAACAAGCAAGAATACAAGCTAGAGTAAAAGACATTTACCGACCTATTGAACCTTTTGACTTTAATTCTTCAAAATTTATGAATTCTGATGATGTTTACAAGTATGTTGAAAACTTAATGAAACTGTCTGACGAATATAACTTTGATCAAAGACAAGAAACATTTAAGGATAATTTAATACGTTCAATAGAAGGAACATTTTCTGACCCTGAAATAACAAGAAGTTTAGTGGAAAGATTAAGAAGAATAAGAGCAGATCATTTTCTTGAAATGTATTACACATTTAACGAATTTTCATTCAATAACTGGGATAGTGAAGGACAACTAATGACAGCAGAAGAAGACAACGTGGCAATTTTAGAGTCCTATGTAGATCTATACGAACAAGGAAAATTAGATTTTTTTAGTACACAGGATAAGTTCTATAGGGGTTAAATATTATGGCTAGAAAAAAATATTCATGTGACTTTGAAACAACAACAGACCCATTAGATTGTCGGGTGTGGGCGTATGGTTACATGGAAATAGGCAAAGACAGTAATTATAAAATAGGTAACTCACTAGATGAATTTATGGAGTGGGTTTCAAAATGTAATGCTGATCTTTACTTTCATAACTTGCGTTTTGATGGTGAATTTATTCTTATTTGGTTATTGCAAAACGGTTTTAAATGGTCAGATAAGAGAAAGCCTGAACCTATGACATTTAACGGTGTTATATCTAGGGACAATGCTGTTTATAGATATGACATTTGTTATGGTTATACAAATTCAGGAAAGAAGATTCACACCGTCATATACGACAGTTACAAAAAACTGCCTTATCCTGTGAAAGTTATAGCAAAAGCCTTTAATTTAACCCAATTAAAAGGCGATATAGACTATGACGCATATAGACCGGTAGGACACAAAATTACAAAAGAAGAATACAAATACATTTATAACGATATAAAGATAATTGCGGACGCACTTAAAATTCAATTTGAACAAGGTTTAAAGAAAATGACCATAGGTTCAGATAGTTTAAATGGATTTAAATCTATCTTCGGTAAAAAACAATTTGAAAAAACTTTTCCTGTTCTTGATATGCTAACAGATGATTTTATAAGGCTTTCTTATAAAGGTGGTTTCACTTGGTTAAATCCTAAGTTTGCTAACATTGTTATAAATAAAGGTAGAGTATATGATGTGAACTCTATGTACCCTGCTATTATGTACAATGAATTATTACCATACGGCGTTCCTGTAAGATTTAAAGGAAAATATGAAAAAGATGATAAATACCCTCTCTACATACAACAAATATCCTGCATCTTTGAATTAAAAGAGGGGAAAATACCTATGATTCAAGTTAAAAATGAACCACTAAAATTCAAGGGTAGCGAATACCTTACATCATCAAAAGGATATGAAGTGAAATTAACGTTGACAAACGTTGAATTAGAGCTATTTTTAGAAAACTATAAGTTAAACTGTGTAGAGTATCTAGGCGGTTATAAATTCAGAGGTGTAAGAGGTTTATTCAAAACTTTTATAGATAAATGGATGAACATAAAAATGAATAGTGAAGGCGCTATTCGGGAACTTGCTAAACTGATGTTGAATAATCTATATGGTAAGTTTGCAACTAACCCAGACGTAACAGGAAAATATCCTGAATTAAAAGAAGATGGTTCGCTAGGGTTTAAAATGAAGCCAAGGGAATTATCTGAACCAGTGTACACGGCAATGGGTTCATTTATTACAGCTTACGGAAGATGTATGACCGTTCGCACTGGTCAATCATGTTATGATAGATTCATATATGCGGACACTGATAGCGTTCATGTTGCGGGGAATGAAGACATACCAGAAATTGCGGATAAAATTGATAGCAAAAAACTAGGGTATTGGGATCATGAAGCGACATTTGAAACTGGAAAATATGTTAGAAGTAAAGCATATTTCCTAAATCTTTACGCTAAAAAGGTCGTTAAAGACGGTGAAGAAATAATAAAACCATGTGGTGAAGAAGAAGCCACAACGAGAAAACGAAAAGTTGCTTGTGCGGGAATGCCAGAAACGTTAAGAAACATTGTTCCTTTTGAAGAATTTAAAATTGGTTATACAGGCACGAGGTTAGCGCCTAGACATGTCAAAGGTGGAATTGTTCTTGTTGACGCTCCGTACACGTTAAAGGAGGATATTTGGAGATATGCGTAAGTATTACCTTAACATAACTTATGAAGCTGTAAAATGGAACTTAAACAACTTAGATGAAATAAAAAGACATGTCATGACATGTGCGAAAAATGTGCAGGTTAATGGTTCCGCTGATCTTGTTATCACACTTAAAGACGGTAGACCTTTTATATGTCCGTACGGTGTTATGGTTCTTGTGTCTAGTGATAATAATTTATTAATTATGCGTGAAAGCATATTCAAAAATCTATATAAGGAAAAGAGTGAATTGACATGAATGAAACTATTAAAGATGTAACTATTTTTATTACTGTAGGGAAAATGTATGTGAGTCATGTTTCTCATAGTAAACTAAAGGAAGAAATACTAAAACTAGATTTAGACAAACCTTACGGTAACTTAAATGAAAGCCATATAGATAAATGCTATAAATTCGATAGTTTTGAAGAAGCAAAAGAAGTTTGTAGTTATTTACTCGAAATGGGATTGCAAGCTGTTATAAATAAAAGATCAACTGTGATAAGAAATGAAAAATTCCCTGTCACAAAAGAAAATCAGCCTGATGATTTTTTTGATGATTTAGCAGGAGGTGTTAGCTGTGACCCAGTTTCGTGATTCTTATTGGATGGTACTTGTTACTAAGGATGATTTTGGCGAATGTACTATTATGGGTTCTAAAGAAATGACTATGGATGACATTGGGTATGTTATCGGCATGACAATAGAAGAAATTATTGAATGTCAATTTGTGAAAGAAGGTGAAGCAGACTATGACGCAATCTTCACAGAATTACAAAGTAAGTATTGTTCAGAAGAAAAAGGACAAGACTGAAACTAAGGTGATTATGGTGTATGGGAAAGCAGGTCTTTCCCGTCTCCTTCTTACTTATAAACCAAAAGTTCAAGGATGGACTGTGACAGAATTCCATATTGATGTTGACCCTGTTGACTGGGGCGAAGTTGACGGCGTTGCGGTTGGTCAGATGGTTATAGACGAATTATTGGAGGTTAAAGAATGAAATATTTTGATGTAATTGTAGGTTCGTTGGAAATAGAGTTACGAAAGAAACCAATCAATAGGAATTTTGCTAAAATGAAAACTGATATTAATGAATTGCACGGTCTCTTTGAATCACACCCTTTAACTACTGTTGATTTTTTATGGTTTATTAAAATTAATACAGATACATTTTATAAAGCTGTGGAAATAAATTATACAGGTCGTTATGATGAAATTATTCGGACAGGAATTAAATATCTATCTACGATATATAATGATATGGAAAATGATATTAAACAAACGTTTATTTAAGGAGTGTTTAAAATGATTATTGATTCTACGGTTTTGCAAACAATTATTGCGGTTATTGTGCTTCAATCTATGTCTATCGTTTTTGCAGGTTTTATGATGATTCGTATGACCCATGAACTTTACAAGTTTAAACGAACGTTTGATCATAAAGTGTATGAAGTTGAACCTGACTATCGTGAAATGAGTAAACAAACGTTTGATTATATTGATACAGATATGTGTAATAAGGATGTTAATTCTATGTATCCTAAGCACTATGAAAAAGATTGGCGTAAATACAAGTAATATTTCCCAAGAAATAATCATTATATGTTTACTGTAAAATAGTTAAACAAACGTTTAATTATAAACAAATGTTTAAAACCTAAAATATAATAGATTGACAAAAAAGGTTGTTTCGTGTTATACTAGTTACATAGTAGACATGAGACAACCTTTTCATATGCAGGTAGTTAGGGCGATAAACCCACGGTGAAACGTGCGCCCCGCCTTGTCTCTTGGTTAGTTTTACTTGAGAAGCCCTCATTGATCTGCTGTGATTGAATCTCCTAAACTCGTTATAATGGCGCTTAAAGGCGTTTGCGAGATAGGAGATTCTTTAGTGTGTGTACCTTTACATT